TTTAGAAAGTTTCCTTTCTATTTATTTTTTAAAATTATTTAGTCGTAATCAAGCCTTCTGGCTCTACTGTGAACTCTGGTTTATCTGCCATTGTTCCGTCTGCTTTAAGGTAGTACCAGCCTGTTCCGTCTGCTGATTGGACAAAAGCGTTAGATACCATAGCACCTTCTTTAGCGTCGAGGTAGTACCAAGTCTGCTTATGCTTAATCCAACCAGTGGCCATCTTACCTTCTTCATCGAAGAAATACCAAGCATTATTGATACGAGCCCAGCCAGTGGCCATAGAGCCTGAATCCGTGAACCAGTACCAAGCATCCTTGTAATTCAACCAGGTACTACGTTTCATGAAGCCTTTATCATCGAAATAGTACCAAACATCGTTGATTTTCTCCCATTTATTGGTTGGGTATGAGCCGTCTTCACGAACCCACCACCAACCGTACTGGTTCTGTTGCCAGCCAGTTTCAACCTCTTCAGGCGGTACGATATACCCAACGATTTCATTTACAGAACGTTCGTTGTAGCGACAAGGGCCACCTACTTCCAAGTAGTCCCAGTTGCCATCGATATTCTGCTCAATCGTCTTGATGGTATATCCGTCTGAATCTTCATAGACCAGCCCTGTATGCCCGTAATTGACACCGTCCCCAGCTACGTATGATTTTACGAAGAACCAACCAGCCTTTGGATAGTCAGCGTCATACACTACTTTCAGGCCTTGTGAACGTGCCGACTCGAGCAAGTCATAAGCATTACCCCAGAGCGTAACACCGTACCAGTGACGGAGCCCATAGCAGGGTACGTCGGCACATTGGAAACCATAAGCTCCATCATTGTCCACCCCATCGCCTGCGTTGGCCTTGTCGATGAAGAATTGAATCATTTCCTGTTTTTTAGACATATTTACTCCTTCCAAGCATCGTTCATCTGCTTCACTGCTGACTCTACAAAGGTATCTAGATCCTTGTCAGTCATGCTGATGTTGTATTTTGTAAGTTCAGCTCGAACTTTATCACGAGCTTGCTCTAGCTTTTCATCACCTTTGAAGCCAGTCTCAGATGCGACCTGCTCCACGGCATGAACTGCATTTTTAGCTAGGATTTCAGCGATTTTGACAGTCTTTTCACCACCCTCTTTTATGAGGTACTCCTTGAACGCTTTAACTGCGATACCAAGCAAAATAATTGCAATACTTACTGCTCCATTTGTGATAATTTCATTAATTTGTTGCATGTGTTTTTTCCTTCCTAGCGCCTTACTGCGCCTAAACTTTCAACTGTTTTAGCATTCCAAATGCCTAATTGATACATAACGCGAACGATATTTCTCTGATTATTCCATCGCCAAGAAGCAAGACTTCCTTGTTCTGACAATCTTGCATTGATCCAATCATAATCGTCTGCCGATTTGATAGAGTTGAGGACTTTGATATTATCGCCCCAATAATCGAAATTCGCTTTTTTCCAAACATCAACGTTAATGATTCCCATTGATGTTCTTAAAATTGCGTTTGGAAAATCCCAACCAGGATGAGATTGATCCCACGCTTTATATTTATCTTTACCTAAAAGTACAGGGTTACCACCTACATCTAGACCACAACCGTTGTCGAACCATGCTACTGGAGGAGAGCTGTTTAAATCAATAGTATATGCCATCGGCGCCCGTCTTGGTGCAGGTTTGATAAGAGCCAGTTGTTCTTGCAAAGTCTGCGTTTGCTTTACTAAAGATTCCACTTGATGCTTCAAGATTTGATATTCTGTACTTCCAGTAATACAATCTTTCGAGTTAAATTCCTCTTTCGTGAATTGTTGTTCTTTAAACGTCTCAAACTTGCGCTCAAGCCCCCTCAAGCTCTCTTGAGTTTCGACTACTTGGGTTTGCGCATCCTCAGGAGCAGGACTCCAGTCTGTCGCGACATTGCCTTTCTCAAGTTTAATTCTACGAACAGAATAGTTATTATTTCCACCGTAGTCATACAAGGCCATCTCTCCTCTCGAATAACGAGGGTCATCGTTCGGAAAGATAACTAGACCTGTGAACGTGAACCGTTGCCAGTCCTTGCTTGGAGTAATGTCAGCACTAGCTTTCAGACCGAAGCGGTTATTTTGATAATGATAAAAATGGAGAGGGCGAATCTCGCCACCTTCATTTATTTTTAGATCAAACGATAGAGTCCAAGTCTCCCCTACATTTTCTTGAGTAAGATATGGATGTAGAGGAAACGGAAAGAAACGCGTACTTGTTCTAACTTTCTCAGAGTCTCGATAGTAGTTTCTGCCGCCAACCTGAACTTTCGCAAGTGTTTTCGCAAGGCCATCAATATCTTGTTTTACCTCTGATTTTGTCGCAAGACCGTCCATTTGAGTAGCGATGCGGTTAAGGGACTCTGTATTGGCCGAGATCTTTTCTTGAGAGTTGGCAGTTTGCGTCTTGAGATCCTTGATATCTGTACCAATAGCTGTTGCTAGATTTTCAAGGTTATTCATGGCAATCACGCTTTCGCTGCGTTATAGGTTGCGACTAAGTCGAGGTTGGCGAACTCGTCAATACGACGGCCGAGATCAGCCAATTTCTGCACGACTGCAGTCTCAACATCTCCACTCAAGCTGGCGATTTTTTCAGCGACTTCTTTAAGAGTGTCAAGATTTTCAGGGACACCATCGCCCAAGATGTCATTCTTGACGGCAGTCTTAGCCTGCTCGATAGCCTGCATTAACGTAGCGTTGTCAATCTTTGTATCGACCAACTGTTTCATCGCTTTGTTATCCGCTCCTAATGCTTGAGCGAATGCAATTAATTTACTTGTATCCATGTTTTACACCTTTCCTAAGTTATAGTACATGAGCAGGTCTGGAATTTCCGGACACGCTCCACCTTCGCTAAGCTGTCTTTTAACTTCTTCAGCGATGTCCAGCTCTTTGAGAGTATGAACTACCTCAAGAACCAATTCTTTATCCGACGCTTCAATTTCAATGTAAGTTTTTCGATCGCTTGGAAAGATATATCCCCCAGCCGAAATTTCTACACGATATTTACCGTTTGGCAGAATGCTGTCTAAATTAAAGCTAACAGATTGATCCTTGACTAGTGCTTTTTTCTTCCAACAATATTTATCTTTTGTTAGGGTTATAAGAGCTTCTTGCCCCTCAAGAGAAGTAATACCACGGAAATTTTCATCTTGCAATTCAAATCCGAAAGTAGAGGACAAATCTCCCTGCTTGACACGAACGCCTCCGTCAACCTGAGTCAAATTAGTCGTATTACTACATCCCATTCCATGCCCCCTTTCTAATCATCTATTAAGATGCCTTCTTTGATATCCAATTTTTCAAAATCGCTGAATAAACGGTCTATGTAGCCATTGCCTCCTAGAGTTTTATAGCTTTTATGCATGCTTTCTACTAGGGAGAATTCATCTCTAGAGGTATATCCTCTGTTAATAGCCTGTCGCATATCACGGCCAAGGCGCAACTTCATAGTATTTAGATGCGCCTCATCATGAATTTTTAATTTTTCTTGGACTTCGTCGATTTTGGAATTGCTATCTTTAGCGGTAGTCTGGACATCTTCAATCTGTTTCTTGACATCGGTTAGTTCCGAGACAATTTTATCTGTTTCTTCCTTGGCTTTTTTCGGTAACCGATAGCTTATCCAAGCAATGATTGTTGGAGTTAGCACTGGCATTACGCTAGTGAAAAAGTGTTCTATTTTTTCAAAGACATCCATAAACACCTCGCTAGTTCACCAAATGACTCAAGCCAAGGCGCTCCAATTCTTTGCGCACACGATCTTTGAAGCGTTTGTTGACGAATGAAAAGTCAATCGCTTCACGTTTTAGCAAGTTAATGTACATGTCGATTTTAGCTTGGTCTAATGTAATCTTACTCATTGTTGCTACCTCCATTGTTTTCACTAGTGCTCGCTTCGCTTGTCGGTGTAGGAATTTCATGTTCTGTCTCGCTTTCTGTTGGTTGTTCTACTGCTGGTGCAGGTTGGATAGGCGCTTCTGCTATTGGTTGTTCAGTAGTTGGTTGTGCTGATGCTGGTTCAGATACGACCACGTTGGGAACTCCATTTGTGGCCACTTCTGTAACTGGTTGGGGCTCTGGTTGAACTGGTTGGGTTACTGGAGCAGGTTCAGCAGGTTGTATCTCTGCCTCGGCAACGTGAGGTACTTCCTCATGTCCCTCTGCTTCGTCCTCATGCTCATGATCGATACCATTATGTTTCTCAAGCACTTCCAAGCGTGTCAGGATTTCCTCGATATCGTCAGTGTTACGTAAGCTGAGCTTCTGCATGCCTTCCATAAGCTGATTCGCTTGTTCAAGGGCTGCAGTCGTTTTAGCCAGTTGTTCTTGGTTCTTAACGATAGCGCTTGTTGGGTCCAGCTCAGTGCGTAGAATCTCTTTGACTGCTTCAATGAGTGTTTCGTCCGTATCACCCAAGCGGTCACCCTCCAACTCACGAGTGAAGAAAGTGAACGGCTTGTCACATTGAATAGAGACTTCCGTCTTGCCAACTCTAAAAAATTTATTTACTAATACAAATTCCATGTTAAATTACCTCTTTTTTTTATAAAATTTTGTTTCAATTACTTTTGAAACACTAAGACTATTAAGATTGAGTGACGACAGAAATGCAGACTTCTCTCTAGAATCTCTAAATGTTAATTTAAAACTCAATGTTCTATAACTATTATTAGAAGCGTCACTAAAAGAATGCGTTATTGTGATTTTCGTAAACAAAGTTCCAGCTATCATTATAGAATCAGCTGATTCCAAAAGTTGAACAATATTTGAAGTATAAGAAGCAATCCTAGCAAATCCTACTTCATCACTTGTTTTATAATATGAAATGTTTGCTTCTGTAATTAAATCTAACTTCTCCCAAACCAACTTTGAACCAACATATCGCTCTATGATTTCATGTCCTCCGACATAGATTCCTTCTCTTGTAGCCATAATATCACCTACTCATACACATCATAGATTGTGTTCGGGTCTTTCGTGCTAACTGCATTATACTGTGCCTTTGACCCATACCAATACTTCATTTGCTGGTTTCCGTTTTGGTTAATCAGCTTGTTTGCGACAACTTCGGACGGTGTGCTTGGAATCCCAAGCGCTGACCTGTTTACTCGTAAAACACCCGAGCTATCGACTGTAATCGTTGAATTATCAGGTCGCACCACACCGGCCTGCCCACTAGTTGCAGTTTTGGCTTTCATCACACCATTGGACACTTCTGTTGTCTGATTATCAGGCCTGACAATCCCGTTCGAGCTCGACGTAGCTACTGATACATTGCTACTGATTCCATCCTTTAATGTCTGCACAGACACTTTCTTCAACCCACGACCATCATGAATCATGATGTTGTCCGAGTTGTTGACCCGACTAGCCTGTGGCAAATCAGTTACTTTTCGTGTCTGTGTACTAATTACTGCCATGTTATACCTCCATTCTATATTTCCAATCTGCGACAATCACATGACCGTTTTCATCAGCAAGCAAGGTATGTTCTGTACCATCTTCTGTACGAATTGGAGCAGTGAAATCGTTCTGCAAGAACATGTACTCGATAGCATTTAGTCTATCTTCGTGTTCCTGAAATTCGCGCTTTAGAGCCTCTACAGACTCATAGCTTGCTTGTCTGACGTTATCTACGTTACCCAGACCAACTTGATGCTTCGTAACGCTATGTGGATTGTTGCGATTATTTGCGTGAGCGTTGAACTCTTGCTTACTAGCCTGTTCCACATTCGTAACATTCCCCAAACCTACCTGCGCCTTTGTGACGCTATGAGGGTTATTATGATTGTTTAAGTGATTTTGAAAATCAACTTTACTTGCTTGCTCAACATTCGTAACATTCCCTAGTCCCACTTGTTGCTTAGTGACATTGTGTGGATTGTTTTGGTTTTGAATGTGAGCAGTAAGATCTGCTTGATTCGCTTTATTTGTTGTTTGATTGCCGATAATCGCTTCAAGACCATCAATATCAGATACCTTATGACGATGGGTTGCATCGGCTTTGTTTTCCCAACGTTGCGCATCTTCAACGCCGATGATGTCTCTTGACCTCCAGATTTTAGCCATCTGTTAGCACCTCCAATCTATATTTGAATCGTGTTGTTGTTTCAATCGGTACGTACACGGCGATGACAGACTGAACCACGTTTGAACTGTCTAGCAGCTCAATCTTATTGATTTCTCTGATTGAGTCTGGGATCAAGAAATCAATCAACACAAAACGCTGCTCTAGTCGCTTCTGTATCGTCACAATCTGATTATTATTCAATCTTGCTTTGTTGATTTTAGCTAGTACGGTTTCTGTAACTGTATTTAGTAACGCTTCTTTAATCATTGAATAAAACCTCCTCTTGTGGTCCTTCATATTCAAAAGGTGTCACTCCTACAACTGCATAACCTGCTCTGGCAAAGTCTACTGACGTCTTGAATAACCGTTCTTTCAGCTTGACTTGTTCTGTTACTGTTGGGATATGCGTATATCCCATATTTGCTGGTTTGATTGCATTGACGAAAATAACCGACTCCCTAAAAAGTCCGCTCGTTTCCGCTCCAGATTCAATCAGCAAGACCTGATTAGCGAAATCTACTGAAGCCTTGTACTTTCCTTTCCCGAAAAGGTCGTCTAGTTTGCGAATTAAAAACCACCATGAAAATGGTGGTCTCATATTGATCCGCAACAAAACACGCTCTCTTCTCCACTCCAATGTATCGTCAGAATGGGCAACAATACCGTAGACTTCTTCAAATTTCGTTAAGGTAGGAACGTCACAATACATAATAAACTGGTTCTTGATAAACTGCTCTAAAGAGACAGTCCCGTCTTTAAATAGTGCATTTTCAGCCCGAACCAGTTCTTTCATATCTTTGACGCCCTCGTAGTAATCTGGAACGTATTCAGATAAGTTTACTTCTTTTACCATTAAACCGTCCTCACTGTTCCTTTATACGGCAATTGTTGTAATTGTCCTGTAAAAACAAGTGCTAAATCAGCTTCGCGGTTATTCAGTTTCATCTTATCCACGTTAGCAACACCGTTAATAGTCAGTAGCCTGGCCATTAACTGCGAGCGATAGATTTTCATACTGTAGGTATTGACATCTGAGTATTGCGCCCAGTTCTTTCTCAAATCCAAGAAATACTGGTCTAGGGCCTTGTCTACCAGTTCTTTCACTTGATTTAGCTGATAACCCGTCATCAACTCAAGTTTAAACTCAATATCAATCGGGAATCGTGTTGCGGTCGTAACTGTCACACGATGATTGATAGGAGCAAGTCCAACACCTTTTCCAGTATATTCTAATGGATCTAGAACGTTTTGCACCTTTTTGATTGTCTCGGTAGATGCCAAGTTTAAGTCGTTGTCTAAAACAACCACTTTAACCGTTCCTGAGCCATTCCAAACTGGATAGACCTGAACTGCGCCAACACCGTCAATTTCACGAACACGCTGAACGTACTCAATGAAGTTACCGCCAAACGGTTTCTCATTGACGTAAATCAAGAAACGCTTCCGCAATTCATCGTCAGTTTCTTCATCTTGACCAGATGTAACAATTTCTCCTAAGACCGCAGTGGCAAGGTTTCTGTAGTTCTCCAAGGGTAAGATATTGCCGTAGTAGCGATTTCCGACAACGCCAGTCGTCTCACACTCTACTTCATACTTGCCAGCTACATTAGTTGCACGAACTACCTTGTAGATGAGTGCAGCATCGTCAATTGTCGCAAAACGAGAACCTAAAGCAATTTGTACGCCTTCTTTTCTCTCGTTTTTAAACTCCGCAAAGCGTACCGCTTTTTTTGACGGATAACGATGTAGACCAAACTCTTCAACCTTGTAGTCTAGGTATTGGCCAATAGCAGTCTGTGGAAATGTATCTAGCAGCAGATTCTTCAACTGCAAATAAAAACCAGCTAACTCGTAACAAGCAGGCGCCAATGCGTCATAGATGATAGACCCTTCCCGTGTATCAATATTTTCATTGACACGAGAAAGAGCGTCATTCATCAGATAATCAAACGTGTATTTTTCTAAGAAATCACCTATCATTAATCAGCGTCACCTCCTTTTCAACTTTAAATAAACCAGATATGGTATGGACTTCAAAGACACAAAGCAAGCTGTCTTTGGTTTGTTGCTCGATGAAGAAATTTTGGACACTTTTAATTCTTGTATCAACTAACAAGGCTTGAGAAATTGTCCTCTCAAGGTCAGCTTTTACAAAATCATAAGGCTTTCCAATCAAGCGCTCCAATTCTACTCCGTAGTTTGAAGAGTAGATAACCCACTCAAACCGTTCTGTAAGTAAAATCTTTTCAACTGCTTGCCTCATAGCTTCTAAGCCGTCAATATATCCGTGTATTCTGCCATTTTTCACTTGATAAGTGTAGGATGGCAAAACAACTTCTTCAATGTTTCGTATATCTACCATCTTCACTCCATCCTTTGTAAAACGTAGTATAATTGCCCGTTCTGGGCTTTAATCATTAAGACTTTGTCTCCTGCTTCAAGATCACGAAAAACAATCCATCTCTTGTTGTCCCCTTCAGTATCTCCAGTGCGTAGTTCTTTAACCATCGGACTTAAAACTAAAAAGGATTCAGGGATTTCAAGTTTATTATTAACCTTGATTGTCAAAGGAGAAACAGATGTGACAGAGCCAAAAACAATATCTGTTCTGTCTGTCCCATCATCTACTCCTTGCGCCAAAAGGCGTGCTAATAACTCTCCTGCCATTATTCCAGCGTCCTCAATTCTAAATCCATTGTATGCACCTTGTCCCACTTGTGGGTACATTTAGAGATGATGCCAATACTGTTCTTCTTAATCCCTTCAGACTCTAAATCAGCAAAATCCAGTACAACACTGTTCCCTGCACTGATTCCAAGATGTCCTAAGCAAGGAACTTTAAAAGTCTTTTTAGGATGATTCTTAGCTTTCAATAAGAGTTCAGCCTTTTGTTGAATCTGACTCTCATTCATCTTTTCATCCACTTTTTCGTGGTACTGCAACTTGCCCCAAAGAGCAACGTTTTTAGAGTCTTTCACAACGTAAACTTCACGCTTTTTACTCTGTTTATTGTCTTTAGTCAGCTTCACATAGTTGTAACTGTCATCGATAGAGCCTTCATAGTCAAAGTCTGTAGCTACGCTATCATCACCAATCACTAAATCAGTAATCAACGAATTTAAGGCTATATGCTCGACTGTACCAAAGTTATCTCTGATGATGTACCACATGCCACCATGAATCAATGTTAAGTCCAAAGCGTTCTGAATCATCGCAAAATAAGTTTTCTTATCTTCGATTTTCTCAGGACACGTCCAGTTCCCTTCATCAACAACCTTGTACTCAAGTTCTGAGATTTCGCAAATCTTACTAAAGATTTCATGACTCTTAGAGGCTTCAAACACGATTGTGTCAGTATTTTTCAGATACCTCATTCTGTCATAAGCAGTAACCGACCATTTCTTGGCTGATTTCCGCTTTTTCTTGAAAATTTTACCGTAAAAAACGCCCTTATCATCTACCTTGAAGCGAATAACATCCCCAAAGTTACAAGCAACCTGCGAGTCTATAATCATATCAAACTCAAGTTTCCCCGGCTGAAAATCAATACTGGTTTCCCATTTGACACCTCCGACCAACTCAGTAATATCAAAGACTTTACCATCATTCACGTCTTGAATTAGAAATTCCATCATAGGACTTGCACCGAATCAGCAGTAACCCAACCACGCCAACCGCCATCAAGCATAGTAACGTGATAAGGATGCGACCCTTTCATATTGATATAATTGACAAGTCTAGTTGCGTTTGACTCGGTTTGACCTGGACCTTCTCCGTAGCTATCTCTATGAAGTTGCCCATTTACAAGCACCTTTGCACCGATAGTCACTTCTTTCTTGGTCGAGGGGGCTTGTTCTTTCTGAGGCTGACTCGCTTTCTTCTCCTCTGATACCTTCTTCTCGATTTTTACAAACCGAGCCTTGGCCATCTTGTACTCTTTAAATGTGATGTCGTAGTAAACATCCTCATGAATACCAGCTTTTCTTTGTTGCTCAAAACTCTCAACTGTCGCAAGCATATTGATACCCACGCCAGAGATAATCAAGCGACAAGGTTCTTTGCCGTCCATGATTTTCTTCAAGAGTCGGACATAGGTTTCAGGCGTTCCTGATTTATTCAGGACATAAGAGCGAAAAGTGTCTCTAGGGAAGAATGAAGTGAAAGTAACCTCAGAGAGTTTGGGAAAACTCATCTGAGTTATTTCTCCTAGCGCAATACTCGTTGTGGACTCGTTATTGGCGCTATTCTTTGTTTTCAGTTCCTCTGGATTGACAGGAAGTTGTGTGACCTGACCTTTGTACTCTACGAAAATACCAATCGCCATTTCTTTCTACCTCCTACGCAATTCCTAGGTCGCTATCGACCAATCCGATAATCTTTTCTTCAATCTTGCCAACTAGATCATTGATATCTTGTTCAGTAGCGCTATTTTTAGACTCGTAATTGACACTAACTTGGGGTGTTAGAACTTGGTAATCAATGATGTACTTACGTTCTGCAACATCACGCATCATCTTGATATCTTCGTCTTTCAGCTTGACTTCATCTTCAATCTTACCGACGTTACCAATGTTCTTGCCTTTACCTAGCTTGTCTCCAAGACCACCAGCACCACCAGAAGGAGCACCAGCACCTGCAGGTGTTTGGTTCATTTGGTCAAACTTAGAAGCAAGTTCGTCTTGACCTTTCATCTTATCAGCGAAGCCTTGCATAGCATCACCAACACCTTGACCAAAAGCCTTAGTACCACTAAAAGCATTGCCAGCAGTTGAGAAAGGATTTTTCATACCATCCCACAAACCACCTGGAGTCATCATGTTAGCACGCATGCCATCAAAAGATTCATAATCATCAGGAGCCTCTCCTGGATTAAACATCTCTCCCATAGCACGAATACCATTGGCAAAACTACCGTCATTGGACATGTAACTCATTTCGCCAACCTCTCCTATTTTAGGAGCACCTGGGATTTTATTTATTGCTTTTATAATCCAGTTAATAGCCTTAATAGCCATGTTTGCACCAGCTATAAAAGCATTACCGATAGATTGTGCTACATTTACTACCCCATCAACAAACGAAGCAAAATAATCTAATACAGTTCGAACAAGATTATAAAATAACTTTCTGATGGAATATATCGGGTGCTTAAAAACATTTCTCAAAAACTCTGCAATTGCTACACCAATGTTGTAAATACCTATGAAGAGATTCACAATAGGTGCAATCATGTACATGACAAGATTGATAACGAACATAATGATGTCATAAACTACCGTTCCGACAAAGACAAAGGCTGCAACGATAGCAGCTGCAACATCTAAGAATGAAATCCCCATAGCGTTTAGAGCCATACCGATTAATAGCGCGATTCCAATTACACCTATCAATATCAGCATCAGCCAAGCCCAAGGAGCTCCTGCCATCAAACCTGCTACAAACATTGCGACACCTGCTATAAGAGCAACTGCTGCAAGAAGTGTTAATGCGGTCATAACTATATTGATGTTCTCAGTCACCCAGTTCCAACCTGCAACAAAGAGATTAAAGAGCCACAGAGCTATCTGACCAATCGCAAACATAGCGGTTTCTAAACCTGCCATGAAGTTTTGTCCAGCGGTACTGTTAATGAACTCTTGCCATGCTTGAATCAAAGGCTGAAATGCGTATGAGGCAACGTTGCCAATCTGAGTCATCATGTCGGCAAAGGTCATCGGCATTTTCGCAAATTCAGCGTTTGTTTCAACTGCTGAACCAAGCAAGGCACTCTTAAGGATATCCCCTGTTAATTGGCCATCTTTAGCCATTGCCCTCAATTGACCAACGCTGACACCAAGGTGTCTAGCTAGTTTTTGGGCAACAAGCGGAGCGTTCTCCATCATAGAGTTAAACTCATCACCACGAAGAACCCCCGAAGCAAGTGCCTGTGTGATTTGAAGTGTACCAGCTTTTTGTTGCTCTAAACTGGCACCACCGATTTTATACAGCTTGTTCAACTGTTCAGCGAATGCAATAGCTTCATCATTACTTTTAAAGGCCTCTCCAGCTTGTAAGCGTAGTTTAGCCACTGAGTCTGCCATGATACCGAAGCCAGTCCTTGAGCGTTGTGCTGCTGCCATGATGCCATCTTTAAGTTCTTGACCAGTCCTTGTTCCGTCTTCTATCGTCTTGAGCCGTGCCATGGTCTGGATATACTCATCGCCTGACTTAATCAGACCACTCATTAAATTAGCCATTTGCCTCAAGGCTTGAATAGCAACCATGAAATTCAAAGCACGAGAAATAGAAGTCATTCTACCAAGCATGGATGTAGCAGCGCCTAAGCCACCAACAAGAGGCCCAGTCGAAGGAAGTTTAGGAGTGATAGGCGTCGCCATTTTAGGCGCTACAGGACTAGAAACTTTAGGCGCAGTTAAATTCTTAGGCATATCTGCTTTGACTTTAATCGTTGCAGTTTGCGTCATCTTCTTGACACGTCTATCCAACTCGCCAAATTTTCCAATAGTTCGATCGATTGTGTTATTAATACTGTTCAATGAACTAGAAAATTTATCTTTAAGGGTTAGTGTTTGTGTTAATGTAGCCATCTTCTACCGTCTCCTCCTTCCTCTGCTTTTTCTTTCCATTTCTTTGTGTTCCTTTTCTTCTGCCTCTACTCGGATATCGATAAAGGCAAAAATCAAGGCTTTTTCACGTTTAGATAAACTATCCAAAAAGGACGGAGTCCAGTTGAATTGATGCAAACAGTAGTAAGCATAACTCAACTCTGCATCCCCGTCCTCTAGTCGTTTTTTGCTTCTTCGACAAGATCATTAATATCTTCATCAAATCCGTTAAGCGACTGGATTTCTTGCATTAGGGTAGCATATTCCCCAATCTTCAACATAGCTTTCAAGGTTGCTGCTTCATCCCCAACAGTACGATAAGACTCTTGTAGTTGAGCGTCTTTTAGGTCTGGCGTAACAACGCAGGCAGACATCAAAGAGTCAATGTACTTATCGTTGTTGAACTCAGGAATAGCCACACCTTGACGGTTTTTCTTCTTGATTGTCGCACGTTTCTTCAATGTATCGTTTAGACTTTCGTCAATACTTCGAATGACAAAAGGAGATTTGAACCGCTTAAGGTGTACCTCTTTTGTTTCTTCCTGCTGAACGTTTTCTAGTAAAAAGTCTGAAATTGCCATTTATCTATCCTCTTTCTAACCTAATTTAGGCGCATTAAATTTTTCCAAGATATCCACATCTTCAAAAGTAAAGTTGACTTCTTCTTCCAAGAAATCTTCCTCAACTTTTAGTTGACCCATCACAACTTCATCAAGGTTACATTCACGCAAGATGGTTGTTTGACGACCGATTGAACTTGTCGCATCGTCATTGGTCACTTGGATATCAAAGAATGTATCACGACCATTCTTCATGTAGTCCAACATCATTTCCTTGAATGTTGAAGTGACACCGTAGATGGTCATCTTACCTTCACCCTTGAAACCAGTCGCTTTTACTTGCGTACCACGTTTGTTAAGGGTGCGGACTTCTTCTTTGTTTTTCTTAACTGTTGCTTCAAGTTCCTTGATATAGAACATGAACTCATTTTTTCCGTCGATGTGAATAAAAGCGGTACCTTCCTGACCGCTGATTACGTCACGACCTTTTAAAAAAGCCATACTATCTCCTTTCCTACTCTACTGTAACTGTCATGTACAGTTTTTCCATGCTGTCCACTGGTTTCACTTTAACGTTAACCACTACAGACTCTTTCAACTCACCACGTAGTACTTCAATGTCTTCAACTTTGAAGTCTTCAATAGCACCACGAGCTTCAAGGTCTTTGAAGTAGCGAATACGGTTCGCTTTGAACGCTTGACGTCCATCTTCGTTGTTGCTTACTTTACCAAGGAAATACTCAGAGAAAGCATAACGAGTATCGTTCACGATATCGTCCAAGGTGCGCAAGATACGGTTCTTACGGAAGTCTTGGTTCTTTTCAATCGTGAAGCTGACGTGTGAGTTAATGTCTTGTTCGACTACTGCACGACCACGACGAGCAGTAAAGACGAATTGACCTTTCAGAAGTGCATCTTCTGTTTCTGTATGGCTCAAACGTCCCACAACATCAACAGAGTCTTCGTACTTCTCATAAGTCAACGATTTCTCAACGCCAGCATTTGCGCTTGCTGCTGCAACCCATACAGTCGCTTTAGTCTTATCAATGACTGTCTTATCAGACAAGATAACGCCATTTTTAACATTGATTACCGCTTCACTGTCTGCGTCAGAGTCCGCAACAACCAATTGAGCGCCTAGCCCTTCATCCTCACGCATACGTTTGATGAAGTTGATAGCTGCCTTTTTGATAGAAGCGTCTTCTACTGGCAAGGCCATATAGTTAAATTCAACTGTTTCAAGCGCCTTGAAGTATTCTGAATAGTCTTGAGTTGAGACTGTTCCGTCAGTACCGCCAGTCAATTTAGCACCAGCTACTGCTTGCAGTTCGCCAGTTCCTGAAAACTCAACTAGATCATTGTTTTTCAAATCAGCCAAGACTTTTACAGTTTGTGAGTCCATCACTACCGTATCAAGGAATGTGACAACATCAAATGAACTTGGGTCGTCTACGTTTGTTTTGACTGTTACTGTGATGTCATTCCCACGGACACCGCTATATTTAGCTTGAGCCGTTACGTTGTCTGAAAGGCTTACGTTTGCCTTTTCGCCTGTATTCAGACGATAAAGCAAGACTTCACTCACACGTTTGAATGCCTCGTTCAGCAACAAAAGCTGTGGGCTTTCTTGCTCATAACCTAGCTTCTTAAATAGGTCTTCACCACGTCGAATTTTCATCAATTTCTTTGATTGACCGAAACTGAGTGCCAACGGTACTGTTACGACACCGTCACCGCCAAGGCGAGTCATTGCGATGTCTTTTGATTTGACGTTGATGTAAGCACCTGGTCTTACTTTATTTTGGCGTTTCCAAATTCCACCTGCCATTACTTAATCTTCCTTCCTAGTTCGTATTCTAGTTTTGCTCGTGCTTCTTCCAAACTATAAGACTCTTCTGGGTCTAAAATAGCCCCCAAGATGTCTTTTTCTCCGTTGGTAAAAGCGCTACTTTCCAAAATGTCCGCAGTAGGGAACACAATTCCGTCTACATTATCCATCTTTTACCTCTTCTTTCACTTTCAATTCACGTTGTTTGATATCTTCCTCTTCTAACTTCAAGCGTGTGCTTGCGTTAAAAATACAATGCAGAACGTTGTCAACCACTTCATACTGACGGTCAAATAAATGAATCGTCGGCAAGTGTAAGAGTTTATAACTCAATTCTTCTTGCATTGCTAAACACTCGCTACGCTTTTTCTTAGGAGGAAAATAAGACAAATCCACTTTAGAACGTACTTTCACATACTTATTAGCTTCTGGAGTGTACTTAGTATCAACCACATGGATAAAAAAACAAGGTTCTTTAAAACCTTGCTCTACTTCATCCAGATAAATCCTGATGTCAGGATATAACCCCTTGATGTGACTAACTAACTCCTCGACTAATCGAAAGCCTTTATTTGCCATTTCCTAACACTACCTTTCTCATAAAGCCATCATACTTATCACGGACACGATTTTCCATATCGCTTTTAGTATCTTCAACCGTTTTATGAAGGAAAAACTGCCCTGGAACAAAGCCGCCATTAACCGTCTCATGCCCGTACTCAACGTGTGGGGCATAGTAGACCTTGTTATAAACTTTCTGCTTATAAGTCCGTCCTGAAACTTCAATATGGCTTTTAGACCAGCCTTTTTGCAAAGTTCCGCCTTGTTTTCCATGAGCGCTTGCCCAAAATTTGACGTGTTTGCCATCTTTGGTAGTGAACTCCACCCAATGATCCGTATAAACACCAACAGGCGTTCTCTCCTTCACATTAGATTTTAGTTCTGTACCTTCGTAATTCAAGGTTTGTCTCATAAATCGGTCTACTTTCGCATGATTCGCATTCCTGTTGAAGTTGTTAGCAAACTTTTCGAAACTACGATAATCAAAACTGCCACTCATGATTTGCCCTCTAGCTTTATAGCAATTTCTTGATGTGACCAGTACTGACCAATAGGCACATTAGAACGTGTAAACACTTTAACGTGCCCATTTCTATCAGTCACCTCAATCTTGCAACCTGCAGGGATATCATAGACAACTGAGCAAAAGAGTTTCATATCATATCCATTAGCTTGATAGTCGCTACCGTTCGTTGAACTATTGCTCATTTGCGAAATCCTGCAAGGAATGTCCTCTAATAGCACGCTTTCTGACATACTGGTTAGACCATCTATCTCTTGCTCTGTATAACCTTTAACCGTCATTTTACAGTCATACAAGCAATCAAAGACTGTCTTAGCATATTCGGTCATAGTAGCTTCCTAAAACGATTCAACTGACGCTTGTAGCGCTCAAGTGATGACGGCACTTGTTTCATTCGTTGAATCATTTCATAAGGACTAACCTTTTCGATTGTCGTATCACCCATTTTGATACTCTTAACCGAAAAGTCTTCTGCGTCAGCTTTTTCAGCAAGAACGCTTTGCTCCTTGACCTTGTCCAGTAAGTCGTTAGTCATGTCTATCCATACGTTCTCTAAACGTCCAGGCACACTGTCTTGGTGAATATAATTCAAAATCTCGTTTTCTGCTTGGGTCAAAGCGTAGTGGAGAACTTCCATGTCTGTGAAATAATTATCCTGACGCATTTTCCGAACGCATGAGATCAAGTACATTGTGTTGTCTTGTTTCAATTCTTGAATCATATTCTGTTACCCAATCTATTTGCCAATTTTGTGTTTCAAAGCGATAATACCGATGTTCTTAGGCTCATAAACACGTTTCCAGTTCTTGAATTTAGCCAAGTCAGTGTTTGATGGAGTGATGTTTCCAGTATCCACTTCTGCGCCAGTCCATTTCACACCGTATGGGTGCATAACAAGGGCACGACGAGTGTAAATCATGTCGTTACCTTTAGCTGCTTCACGAGAAGTTTCAAATGTAGTCAATCCTGATGGATTTCCTGTATTGAGACCGATTGAACCTGTGCGGAAAAGGTATGATGTATAAACATCTCCTGTTGGTGCAATACCATCATCGATAATGACACGGTAACCAAGGTAGGTTGGAATGTTGATAGTCGCAGTGGTTGGCTGGATGTATTGAATCAAGTTATCTTTTTGTAGTTTAGTGTAAACCGCAGAGTGCATAGCAATCGCAGTAACTTGATCAGCAGAATCTCCAAGCAATTGTTTAGCGTCAAGTACCATACCTGCATCGATACCAGTAGACGCTTTTGATTGGTCTGATACGTGAGTTTCTTCAAGAGCACCTTTCTCACCACCTGTTCCAGTAGCAAAAATACCATTCAAGGTAGCAATCAAGGCTTTTTGGTCTTCACGCAACCAATAAGCACCGATACGATTCAAGATAGCACGGACTGGGTCAGAACCAGCTACAATACCAGTCAATTCGTTGGCAGCCCAACCACGTCCACGATAAAGAACGCAGGCGATGTCTGCTCCAGCAGTGATTTTTCCAGTTTCTAGGGCTTTATCGCCATTGCCAAGAACTTCAGAATCGCCAGTAAGGTCATTCCAAAAAGGCATGTTGACCAATAGACCACCAGATGTAATATTTTTAGAAACACGTTCATCTGATACTGCGATACCACTTTGAACGAAAGCAGATTTAGCAGCCGTGTACTGTTGCATGTAGGCATTGTACTGTTGAGGTGTAATTGTGTCTATAATTTTTGTAAGTTCATTAGCCATTAGTTATTTTCTCCTTGTTGTTGTAAAAATTGAGTTAGGTTGAAGTCAGGATTGCTCATAGCAGTTTCCCAATTCCCTAAATTAGCACCTTGCCCATCGCCTTGATTTGGCGTGTATTGGGCTTGTTTCTCCCCGTTAAAGAGATATGGACTCTTAGCACGCTGAGCCTCGATTTGCTCAGTCAAGCCAATCAATTTGCCATCTTTTACAGAGATTTCGTCTTTGTTTAAAATTTTTCCAAAAATTTCTGCGTCTCGAACGCCAGCTTTTGTCAATTCAGCATCGATTAAGCGAGATTTGTTCTCATCTGCTAGTTTCGTCTCAAGCGCTTCTGTATCTTGTTTGTACTTAGCTTGTAAGTCTGCTAGCTTTTGCTGAATATCTTCAACATCTGCGCCTTTTTTCTTTAGATCATTCAAATCTTTGTCACGTTGTGTCAGCTGTCCACGCACGCTCTCCAATTCGCTTTCTTTACTCTCCACATCATCCTTAAATTTTTGGACAGAAGCACCATACAAAGCGAAGACTTGAGAAATTTGGTCTTCAGTTAAGCCGATGTTTGCCAGTTGTTCTTTTTTCATTTTGAAAATCCTTTCCTCTACGCTAGGCTTTTTAGGTGTTCTCCATCACCAGTCGCTCCGCTTTTGTTAGGACTACGGACTTGTCCAATAGTTGAGCCTTTTAACGCCGTGCTCAGGGCGAAAGAAAACCGTACGGAATTCCATACGGTTAGAGCATAAGAAAACCGCCTCGATTTCGATGCGGTTAGAGCTTAATTAAATAAATAGTAGTCTAAAGGTTTCACGACCTTTAGGTGTGATGAGAGTCTGTGTGCCAGACCATTGTGTTTTTTCGTTGAGTGTTTCCTTGACTTCAAACAAACCATCGTTTTTATTGGCTGTTGGTTGGAGCTTACCTTTCTTATCTCGATAGATGTATTTTTTCTCCATCAAGAAGTCAATAAACTTACGTTCTTTGATTTTTAATTGTTTTGCTGTCTCTCTGAAGCTGGTCAGTAAGTTTCTATCTACCAGTTCATCGAAATAGTCTGCTTTCGGCTTCATTATGGTATTTTCAACGGAAAGTACAGCTTTTTCAGCTTCCAAGTTTTTAATGACTGCTTCTTTTTCTTTCAGTTGATTACCAGCCATAAGGAGCAAGTCTGCTAAGGCTTGTTTGTTGTGCGTGATATTATAAGCCACTTGGTCGGTCATATAAGCGCCATGCTTACGAATAGAGGGGAGAACTTCGCTAGTGACCCAATCAGCAAATTTCTCTGCTTCTGGTTTGCGAGATTGAAAAACAAGTTTATAGAAATTCGCTTCGTTGATGAAGTTGGCTTGTTGAGTTCGTCCTAGACTGTCGGTGAGGTCGGTAGTAACGACCCCATCCTTATTTAGCCGTTTTAGTGCATCGTTGTGATTTTTAATTTCCAAAACCTGACAGCAATCTTTCAAATTAAAATAAACTTCTTGATTAACTTCTGTCGTTCTTACTTCTCCGAATTGTTCATTTTTAAAAATTTGTAGTTCCATTTTTATGCTCCTTTAATGTAGTTTTCAATAATAGTGTAATGCTCATCTTTAAGACTATCCAGCCTGTACATGATAAGATTTAGCAAGGCATAGTGTTGTCCATGCCCTGCAATCAAATTATGATAAGACCAATAATCTTCAAAATTTGGTTTTTGAGAGAGCCATCTTTGTAAAATATCCAGACTTTCTCTAATCTCTACAGTGTAGGATACTAGTTCTTCGTAACTGTCTAAAAGTTCATTTTTTGCCATTATAAAAACTCCTTTGCGGTATGACAAAGAAGCTCTTTTCTGATATAATGATTTCAGAAAGAGTTTCTTTCGTGCGATAACGTATAATCACAACTTTGGCGAGGAGGATTATGCGTTATTTTGTTTTTTCAAGACCTAAAACTAATTTTATGCCTTTTCTAACCACTTCTGTACGAGTGGTCTTTTTTTGTATGCAATAGTCTTCCAAATGTTTATTCAACTCTGAGTCGATTCTTGCTTTAACTTCGACATTCAACGGTTTTTCGCTTTTTGGTCTTCCGGTTCGTGGACTCATTTCATCACCTACTTTCTGTGCCACAACAATATATTACAACTTGTGCCACAAAAAGTCAAGAGGTTTTTTGAAAAAAATTAAAAATAAGAAAAGCACTTAGATTTCTCTAGGTGCTTATTTATCTAATCGGTAAGCCTTTTGCGTAAGCTTCTTTAGCCTCAGCAAGTGTCATTTTATTTGGACCGCCATCGATATTAAATGCTCCCGTATTTTGCCAATGACAAACATCACAAATATCATAAGTTTCTACTAAATTTCCACATACGGGGCAATGCACATGTTCCCATCCGTCAATCATTATTATATTCTTTTTTATAGTCGTCATGGTAATATTCCTCTCCATCATCTGGCTTAAACATAGTTGTTATTCTCGCTTTTCCTGAGGCATTTCTTTTCCCAATCGCAATTGTCCCCGTTTCTCGATTAAATCGAACTCTTCTTTCTCCAGTATCATAACCTATAATATTTTTAGAGACAACAGAAGATAATAAATTTCTAGCCAATTGTTGATATTCTTCAGGGCTTTCCGCTCCGAACTCTTTCCCATGACTTTTGAAATGTCCATTTAAAGATTTCTCAGTAGGAAACTTGGACTTTGCCCATCTGATGCGGTCTTTTAGTTCCTTATATCCCTCAACATCATTATACTTCAAATCATAGAAGCCTGCAAATGTTTTGGGCATATTTTGAGAGCCTAAAACCTGCCTATAAGCTATGAACTGCTCCTTGGTTCTGCGTACTCTGTCCTTTTCCAATCGTTCAGCTTGTAGCTTGTCCTTGATAGCAGTCTGGCCATATTTATCAAGTTGTTGCTTTCGCCAATCCTTGAAGGTCTGACCACTTTCAACCTCATAGCCTTTCCCTGTTTCAATATCTCTTGCATAGCGTTTCCCACCTTTTTCTAAGGCAGGAACCGTCGTACATCGACAGTGAGGGTGCATAGTAGGGTAATTTACACCTTTCTCTGCATCTTTAACAAGAAATACCTTACCATCCAACTCACCACAAATAGGGCATGTGTGAACCTCTAAGGTCGCCAGATATCTGTACTTCTTGATATTGTCGTCCTGATATTCATCCAGCGTTGCCTGAGCCTGAATACCATTCGTTTCCGTCTGCAAAACAGTTACTGCACGATTACGAGCACGGTCAAACTCAATTGCTAGAAGCTTACTAGACTGGTCTATCGGATAGCCTCGGTTTAAATCATTGGTTACAAGCGATTCTACTCTATTAACCAGTTCGTCCATATTGCTACCCCAAACACGTTCAGAGAACCGCTTGCCTTTGAAGTTTTCGTTGATTGCCTTTTGAAGATATTCTTCTTCTAGGCGCTCAGGCTTGAAATTCGGTTCTCTTTTGGTCTGTTTATGATAGTTGTAAGCACGATTTAAGTAAGTTTCTTGGTAGGTTTGTTTGAGATGTGTTTCTATTCGCTTATTGATTTTGCCAGTCATTTCAGCGATATCCATCCCAACGCCAGCGAACAAGGCATCTGCATTTGTTTTGACCTTTATTGACCTTGACCACTCTGTTAAATCAGGATGTTTCTTAACAAAACCAGCAATCTCTTGCTTGGTTTTTAATTGGTCAGCCTTAGTCAGGGATAACAGATAAAATGGTAATGAGTCGCTACGATTTTTAGATACCCTCTCAAACGCCTCTAAACGCCCTGTAATGCGTTTTAGTGTTCGGTGGTATAAATTATCGATGTAGTCTATTATCTCACTGAGGTCGTCAATCTGAGCCAGCTCATATAGTAATCTATCTTTCTCTTCTCGGCTGAGGTCATCAAGAGATTCGATGAAAGCAATCTTCTCTTCTTTATTCAGTTTCCGACTCATGCTCTACCTCTTCCATGTCGTAGAGTTTTTCAGATTGTTCCTCTTGTTCAGCTTTCTGCAAGCGTAGTTCATCCTGCCAATCTTCTACAATCGGATTCGATTTAGCTACGTTCTCTCTTGATGTGATAGTTGCAAGAGTAGAAACCACTTGAGCCATTTCTGTATCGTTATTGATTGAGTTCCGTGTCCATGTTTGCTTGATTTTGAATTTGTCAGATAATCCTAGATGCCGCAAGATCATCTTAACAAGAGTAGCATATCCACTTCTGAACTGAGTTTCCATGTTCCCAACTTTTAACTCTAAGAGCGAATATAGGAACTTCAAAGCAACACCAGAACTGTTCCCCAGCTTATCTGTTTCAGGGTTAACCCCTTGGCCACTAATAAAGATTTGTTTTTTAGTCCGCTCTAAAATCAGATTTCTTGCTTCGGTTGGAATGTCAATCGCAATAGTTGTAACTCCTGACTGGTCTCCCATACCGTCGTTGTCCATCTTAATCATCTTGTAGCGTTTCAAATCTTCAAGAAACTCTTGCTTGTCCTGCCCACCGTAGTTTGTAAGGACGAAGATAACCTCTTGAACATCATCTGTATCATTGACAAATCCACTAAACACCTTGTCGTACACATCGACTAGGTCTTTGATTGGTTTCAAGTCGTTGGTCTCTATTTCGTTATTCTTGAATGGAATAAAAGGAACAAGACCAAAATCATGTTTGAAAGTGTTGTCGCTAGAGTGGTCTCCATTCATAGTATCAATCAAAGAGATTGCTTGGAATGTCTCTAATTCATCCAGAGGCTTATTTTTTTCATGACGATAGAAAGAGCACTCTTTGTCGTTCCAATATTCATAAACAGTGTAATTCTTACCATCTGTTTCATCAATGCTAGAGTAAACTCGCAGTACACCCACCAACTTCTTATCCAGGGATTTTGAATAGATTGGTATTACTTCTTTTGAGTCGACGCAGGCATATCTAAACGAGTTACCACTAGCGTCTTTCCAAACATGAAGCCAAGCGATGCCAGCATTTCCTGCATTCACGCAAAGTTGCTTACTGATACGTTCATAATCGTCTCCTAAGACGTCTACAATCTTATCGTTAACGCTTTTATCGTCCACATCAAATGTAGGCGGATAGGTCAACGCATAAGCCTTTTTCTGGTCAAGCAATAACTGGTGCCAGTTGTGACTAATACGGTTGTCAGCATTACGAAACGCATTATCTTCTGCTTTTGCTTCGTTCTCTGCGCCTTTCTTATCGGCAGGCTTACGATTCCGTTTAATATCATTCTCGTTGCGATAGTATTTCTCAGCTTCAGCTGCTTGTGAGACAAACTCTCTGTGCTTAACCATCTGCGACGAGATTATTTTTTTAATTACTTCTATTTCCAAACAGTCATACCTCCTGACTTGAATAATACTGTATAGCAGAAATAACGTAGGGCGTCCATTGCGTGGTCGAATTGTTTGATAGGCTTGTCCTCTCCGTTTGCTGAGGCTTTCTCGTCCCAAACATAAGCATGGAACTCTTTCAGCGTATTCACACAACTCTCATGTACTGCTATTTTCTCTTGGCCCAGCATAGAACCAACAAAACGAATGCCTTCAAGAACATTATTTCTTGCTTTTTTGATTTTATATCCTCGCTTCTTCAATTCAGCAATGAATGAAGCAGCAGATGGGTCAATAATAATACGGTCGATGTTCGTATCTCCTAGCCAAGCCGTTAGATCATCAGCGTACTCAGCATTGGTTTTCTGAACGTTCTCGTCACGACCTGAGTAATAATATTCCCTTGTTAAGTAATACTTGCCGTTGATGTCTTTTTCCCACAAAAGAAAAACGGTCGCATTCTGCGTACCGTAGTCGACCGAAACATATTTGCCCAGCTTGCTCATTTCTGGCAAAGTTGATACAACATGCTTATCCTTACTGAACATATCGTAGACAATACCTTCTGCAACCGTCCAAAGACCTTGGATATATCGCTGATAGAAAACACCTTGATATTGACTTCTATACCGCTTCTTGATGTTCTCTGAAAGAGAAAGGTTGTCGTCCATATCAAAATGTAGATAAAGCATATTCTTTGTTTCTGCTTTATCTATCCAGTTGACTTTAAACCAATGATAAGGCCCGTCTGGGTTGCAGTTGAACCACCACTTAGAGCCTGTCACAGAGCACCGCCCTGTGCCCTGGTTGACAAAGGACTCAGGCATAAGCGCTACTTCATCGAAAAAGATACCTGCCAGCGTTAAACCTTGAATAAGATCCTGTGAACTTTCGTCCTTACCACCAAAGATATAAAAATCATTCGACACGTCACCTTTCGTTATTTCTATCAAGTTATCCGTCCGATGATAGACGTAACTAAAACCTCTTGACTGTATCATAACCAATAATAGCTTCAGGACGTTACGGTTGAAAGAGCCGATTGTCTTCCCACACATGGCAAAGTTCTGATGGTTGAATGATGTCATCGCCCAGATAACAAAAGCTAGGCTCATAGAGACAGTCTTACCAGAACGGATAGCACCGTCAGCAATAATGCCTTCTGATTCATGGACTGGAGAGTTCCAAAGCCACCAAGTCAACACTTTCTTCTGCTTTTTGCTAAAAGGTTGAAATTTGAATGTATTGGTTTGCATTCTTAATCTAGCCAAGTTTCTTCAACCACCCCTTCTAGAGATTTAATAAAGCCATCGTCATGAACGTTCTCAGGCTCATTGTCAGGTAGTTTAGATTTCAGAATCTCAATTCTCAATCTCTGCTCCTCTGTAGCAAGGCTTGAGCGAGTCAATTCATCATATGTTTTAATCATATTTCTAAGTTCTGACTGTATTCTTGCAATTGCAGCTAAAGCCTTACCTTGTTTATCCCAAGCAGTGTGAACTTCATAGCTTTCTCCACCTTTCGCTGTGCTCGCAATAAGCATAGTGGTAGTATCCTCAACATCCTTAACATACAGAATGCGCTGAGCATGTAGCAGATTCGCATAGGTCAACGTGATGTTTTCCCAAAGGATGTCGATAGGCTGTTTTCCTGAAAGCTCTTGCGCTATCTCATATACTTCTTGAGGCAGATTCTTAGCAAACAGACCGTGTTTAAGGGCGTTTTGCGAGCCTTTCGGTGCCCCGTGACCTACAGCATTCTTATTTCCTTTTGGAGCTCCTCTTGGATTTTTGGAACGTTCCGTATTTTTCTTTTGGAGCGTTCCTTTTACTTCACGCTCCCATCCGTCTTTACTTTTCCAACCTCGGACAGTGCCAGCTGAAACACCCAATCGCTCAGCAATCTCAATCAGCTCAATGTTTCCATTATTCTCTGAATAGATTTCAAATGCTTTGTCTCGGTTGGGGTCTCTTGCTCTACCCAAGACTAAACCTCCTGTATTTGTTTATTTTGTAAATCAAAAAAAGCCACACGATGTGCGACCTTTCTGCAAGACGACTACAACCTTGCGTGTTAATTAGAAATAAATTTTCTGATTTATTTTTTGTAGTCATTAACGGCGATGCCCGGAATCGAACCGAAGGAAACATAGGAGAGAAACCACTTACCTGTCACCGCCAAAACGAGGCCGAAACCTCGGAAAAATATAATAAATATAAAGGAGATATCAATGAACGAAACAGAGGAAGGGATTCGAACCCTCAATGCCTTTACGGCACCCTGATTTCAGGTAACCATCTACCAAATTCTGAGACCTCTCTTTTCAATCCTTGACACTACCATTCTAACAGATTATCATTACAGTGCACATCAAGATTATTTTGATTAACACATATTCTCAAGATATTCTCAAGATAACTCAAGAAATTCCAAATTATTCCAAAATTACCTCCAGCTCTTCAATAGCAACCTTACGCATGCTGTAATACGAGCTCTTGCTGATTGATAACTTATCACAAATATCCTCGATATACGTTTTAGTAATATATGTCATTCTCAAAATTGTCCGATGCTTCGGATTTGTTAACTTATTGATCATTCGACCTAATTCAAGTTTTCTGTTAATGACCACTTTAGTATCCTGCTCTATAGCCTCTTTCATCACTACCAACTGAGTATAGACATCATCAACTTTTCTAGTCTGTCCACCTTGGACTTTGACACCTGACCACTTAGGACTTGAGAGCAAACCTGCCTCAAGCTCATTGATTTCATCTATACGGCTTTGGATGTCCATGTCAAGGTCTTGTAATTCTTTCAATAGCTCTTTAGCCTTGTTCACTCTCTATCTCCTTTGTGATATAATAATATTATTGAGATTATAGCTGAGGCAGAGAGTGCCTTGGCTTTTTTATTTTATTCTTTATTCGTGATCACACTACCTGCACCGTTAACAGTAACCCAACCATGTTTTTCACGGGCTTCTACTTCTTTCATTCGGATAAGATTATCTGTGATTGAATCTGACTTAGCTTTGTTGGCCTTGGCTTCACCTTCTGCTTTGATGATACCTGCGTCTGCTTCTGCTTGAGCTTGAACTTTCTTGGTATCGGCTTCAACTTTAGCTTTTTCCTGCTCCTGTTTTGCAGTGTCTATTTCCTTCTGTTTTACAGATTCATTTTTGATTGCTGCTTCAATCTCATCGCCTGCGTCTTGGTCTGTGATGGTAAAGGATACAAACTCCAAATCGTAAGACTCAAATTTTTCTTTAAGAGCTTTGTCGATCATTTCATAAACTTCTGTACGCTTATTACCGAGGATATCGTAAATATCGTAATTACCTGTTACAGATTCAATAGCACGCTGAACAGCAGGAGATACTACGCTATTATTCACGTTTTCTAAGTCTGTGTAATTAGAGAATACCGTCATGGCTTTTTCCTTGTTGACACGATATTTCACATCTATATTCGTATTCAACCATTGACCGTCTTTTGTCTGAGTAGTGATTTTCTCCATTGTTTTTGTTTGAACGGATGTAGATAAGGTGTAGACTTTATCAATAAATGGCATTTTTAGATGATATCCTGTTTGTAGGGTGTTTTCTTGAACACCTCCAATTGCGCTAACCTTAACTCCAACTGTATTAGCTGGGATACGCTTCACAGCCGTGAGACGAAAAATCCCAAGTGAAGCAACAGCTGCAACTGTAATGATACCGCCTTTAGCAAGTTTTGTAAGTTTAGTTTTTCCTGTTTCGTGATTGTATTGTGTAAACATCGATTTTACTCCTTTTTTAAATTATTTTCCCATCAAAAACTAGTGTTATTGTACCTGTACCATCTTTGTGTTTAGATACTAAAGCACGGCAATCTGAGCCTAATTCAATACCCTCAACTGTGATACTGCGCTTTATCCTGTCAACATTGATGATTGTTCCCATTAATGTTTTAATTCTCATGCTCCATCTCCTCGATAAGTATGTTGTCAATTATTTCTGGGTTCATTTGATAGCCTCCAAAAGTTCTAAGATTATTCGATTCCATTCTTCAGTTGTTGTTTCTCTAAAATCAAACTGAGACATCATTTCAGCTCTTTTGAATAATGCCCTCTTAAAAAATGAAGCTTTTCTGGAAAAATCCATATCATCTGTTTTAAATTCAGTTATGATCTTCTTTCCATAACCCTCTATCTCTACATAGACTCTTGTTTTACTATAGATAGGTAGAGGCTCCGCCCAAACACTTCCTTTCAAGTCGGATTCATCGACTTTTTTAAGCATTAACGATATCTTCTTAGCTTCACTCTCTTTTTTCGCGCCACTGAAAGGGTGTCTTTTTGGTCTCATTCCTTATCCTCCAAAAGCTCTCTGTTTTCGTAGATACTGTCGATGATTTCAAACTCAAAGCCTCTACTCTTTATCAATTCAGCGAAAGTAAGACGTTCATCTTCCATTCGTATGAATAAAGACGATTCAGGGAATCTAGTTTTTCCAAACTCAAAACAAGCTTCACCTCTCACTACTTCAACGAAATTAATACCTTCAACTGAGCCGTCTACATAGCCTTCATGGCAATATTCATTCCACTCATCATTAAATTTTAAAATATCCCCCTCAAATATTTCCTTACCGTTTTTGTCTGTAAGTCCTGTTGATTGCATGAGTTCGATTTCGTCAGGCTTGTAACAATAGATATCTCTATCGTCTGGTAAACCATTCTCAAAATAAACTTGTTGTGTCACTATTTCTTCGTTTTCGTAGTCAATAGCAAGAATGTCATCTGAAAAAAACATACGTTTTTCTGTTTTTATCCACGCTCTATATCTTGGTGTCATGTTAAATCCTCCTCTTTCACAAATGAGCCATCAATCCAACGACCTTTTCGGTCTTTGATTTCTTGGTAAGCTAGTTCAAAACATTCTTTGAAGTCATAACCGAGAATATTGCTAATTGATTTTAGATATTCAACCGCGAATATTAAATCATAACGAAATATTCCATCGTATCTTCTATCGCTATACGATAGAATTGCACAAATGTTTAAATTTAAGCCTTTAAAACATTTCATTACATCTACTTCTTCAACGGGCTTTAATCCCTCAAAAATCTTATGCACATCCTCTTTAATCAGCAAGGCCAGGCCAACAATCACGACTGCGCAATCTCCAATACTATCCTTGGTCAGCTTCTCATTCTTCTTGAGATAGCCAGCACATAGTTCTCCAAACTCTTCGCTAAGTTTCAAAGACTGCTTGTCTAGCCGTCCACCGTTCTCTAAATCTCGGTCAATAAACCATTGTTTGACTTTTTCTAGTGTGTTCATAGTAACTCCTAAAATAATTTTATTTTCTTCTCGTAAACATCAAGTCTCTGTTTAGCAAGATTAAAGATGTCTCTATCTAACTCGCAACCTACATACTCAAAACCTAATTCTTGACAAGCGATTAAACTACTTGCTGAACCAACATGGGTATCAAGAATCTTGTCTCCGTCTTTTGCATAAGTTTGAAGTAACCAAAGATAAAGATTTATCGGTTTTTGTGTCGGATGGATTCTAACCTCATTTAAGGCCTTATTTCCTTGCTGGATATGGCCTTCAGATATCGACTTTCCTTGCATCATACCATTCCACATATATCGAAATAAGCGTATGCTGTCATGTAAACTGCTGTATGCTATCTCACAATCCGAGAAACTGGACTGTCCATTAACTTTATCCCAAACGATACGGCCAGAACCAAAAGAGTAGTCGAAGTAGTTCACGCCCCAAATGATTTGATTTTTTGAAACTCTAAATAACTCATCAAAATAATCTCTATTTGGAATTTTCCACTCCGATGTTTTGCCATACAGTCTATTGACACCAATTGGACTAACTTTTCGACCATAGTATTCTCTTTTTTCTGGACCAGAAAAATATGGTGGGTCAACAATAGCTAAATCAAAATAGTTGTCAGGATATCTTTTCATGACGTCCATACAATCTTCGTGAAGAAATAATTTCACATCATCACCTCATCTCCAACTTTCACTTTATCCCACTGTTCTCTAGTAACCACGAACACACCGTAGTCACGAATGGTAATCGTGTACAGCTTGCCGTGTCGTCCTTTCTCGACGACCTTACCAAATATCTCAGCGCCTTGATTATCCGCTTTATAGATAACCATCGGCTTCTTCTCTTCCAAATCTCGAATCCTGTCCATCTGCCAGATGTTTAGTCCGGCAGATAACAGAATCCAGATTGCTATGAATCGTTTCAAATTTACCACCTCATATATAAATATTTCGTGTCAATGCCTTGCTCTAAAATACAATCCCTTAACGATCTCAAAACATCTAATGCACCGCTGACTGTTCCCCATCTATTTTCAGGTTCATACTGTACATACTTTTCAGGGTACCGTTCTAATTCAGATATACCACGTTGAATATTTTCAAAAATATCAGCAATATTGTAAATTGTACCTTGGTCAAAATCCCAATCCATAGCAATTCTAAACATCTTCCCGAGATTATAGGTTGGAGAACTATATCTAGGTTCAGCGATACAAATATAATCTCCATTCTCTATTTTCGCTAAGATTTCCAAATCATAACTCATCACCCACCTCCTCTACTTCGTAAAAATCAACTTTTGCAAAGTTTTTCGGATTGATAGTGATAAGTCTTTCTTCTGGTTCAATCTGATGTAGTTGAATACAACATATATGCCCAAAATTAAGTTCCTCTATGCGGTTTAATATATGCTTACAACTCTCTTTTACCTTGATATTTTCATCCATGTATGGATTTTGTAATCTAATATTTGTCATTTATTCTACCTCCTCCATCTCAATTCCTGGGCAGTCGAGCACCCAGCTAAAACCAGAATATTCTAGCTCCTTTCGTGTAAATTTTTCGTTGTTTTTCCAATTGTTAAAAAAGTGGAATCCAGTTTCTGTTTGATTTAGATAATCATCTGTATTTTTTAACTTGACTTTGTATTTTGTCTCTTTCTCGGCCTCATAGTCAGTCAACCACGCTCGAGCGAAAAGTTCTTGGTTGTTTTTGTCATTAAGCCATTTCTTCACGAATTCGCTTTTTTTAGCGTAGAGATGGATTGTGTTACTATCTAGTGCACTAATCAAGCTAAAATTATTTAAAAGTTGGCATTTAAAAATCCAGTCCTCTATAAACTCCGGAACTTTGACTTTTTCTGGTTTGTTTAACTTCTCGTATTCTAGGATAAGTTTTTTTACGCCTTGATAAGAGTAAATATGTCCAAGTTTACGCATTCTTTCGATTAAATCTGTTATTTGTTTTTCTTTCATCTTACACCTCCTCCATCTCAATCCCTGGGCAATCGAATACCCAGCCGAAGTTGGCTTCTTGTAGTTGCTTTCTAGTAAAGCTTTCAAGATCGCCATACACCATTTCAAAATCAAGATGATCGCTACCCTGTCTGTACACAGTTTTCAACGACTGTCCATTGCACAATATCACTTCATACCGCTTCTCTTTCTCGACCTCGTAGCCGTCAAGCCAAGCACGGGCGAAGAGATCTCTGTTGGATTTCTTTTGATACCATTCTGTAAATTCCTGGCTTCCATTGCTACAAGCATAATGCAACGCATCTTCTAGTTCTGGACTTTTTTCTCTTGCATCTTCAATCACATCTGCCACACACTGCGGGATTTTGATTGGTTGCGGTTCGTCTAGTTGTTCCAAATCTCTTCGAATATTTTTTAAAAGAGTTTTTCCGCTAACAAAATCCACAACACATTCAGCCGCTTCATATTTATCAATCAATTCTTTAACTTTCATCTTCCAACTCCTCGTTATATTTTTCTACCAATTCATGCAACCACGACCACGGTTCGGTTTCTTCACTGATTGGGGCAACCTCTCTTTCTTGCAACCAAGCTGAGAAATTAACCACATTATCAATGTAGATTGTGTCGTAATCGCCCCAATCCCAAACCGTTAAATAAATTTCTGTTTCAGTTCCATTTTCATCTTCAACCCTTATTGAACCATTTTCAACCCACGCTGTGCCAAAACACAATTCGCAAGTGCCAGTCTGTTCTTCTTGGAAATCTGAATGATATTCTGTCACTTTATACTTCATCTTCCAACTCCTTTATTCTCTTCTTCCAGTTTTTCACTTTCTTTTTAAGCAAGTCACGTTCCTCAGATCTGCTAAAAGCAAGCTATTTAACACACGGATCAGATAGTTCAACTATCCTTGTCTCCGTTTGCTCAATTGTGCGTTTCAGTCCTTCGATTACTACCTCCTATCAAATCCCATCTACTATCCTTTGCAATATCTCGTGATATTCGTAAATCTCCAGCTCAATCCTATAATTCTTATTTCCGGACTTGCCACCGTGCATGAACTCAGTCGATACTATCACGTTGTAATTATCATCTGTCCAAATCTTAGCGTCCGTCAAACCATCAAACAAAGCCTTGCTTGTGGGCGACCAGTTCGGTGGGTCATACTTCCGATTTGTCGGAGGATATATCCGAACCTTAACCTTGCAAGGCTTGTCCTCGCTGTAAGGCAACCCAAAGTAATCTCTCAGTACATTGGTGCCCTCATATGCAGCTAACTGCCGTAAAAACTTAGTGATTTTAGCCTTTTGATGAAAGTGTGGTCTATCATTTGAGTTAATCATCTGCTTCCTGTTCAACTCAAATTTCAAAATCAATCGTTCTTTCATACCCTCGCAAACACCTCATTCAGTTCCATAATCTCCTCATTGTTGTTATACGGATCATACGCTAATCGCCCAAAGCCTGCTTTATTCGTGCTTGTCGGTGTGTTACCTGTCCATTTCAAATGCAGGAACTTACTACACGCCTTACAACGAATTGATGAAGGTTTAATCTTAACCATTCTGTGGTAGCATTCCCCACAAAATGGACACTGCACATCTACTTTTACTAATTCAGTCATATTTTCTACCAAAATCCCACGCCTGCCAAATTGTGAGCGAGGCAAGCGTGAGTGAAATTCTTTGCGTCGTTCGTCCAAGAGTCACATAAGTGTCACTGACGCATTTTCTAGTTCGCAGTTTTACAAGAATGCCCGGCTTGTTGCTTTTTGAGTTGTTTCCAAAATGGAAATAGTTGGTTTATTTAATCAGTTCATCCAATTCTGCCTGCGTCAACGACTCAATTCGTTGATAACCTTGGACAGTGTAGTTTTTCTTGTATTCAAATCCCAAATCCGCAAGGCTATTCTTGAAATAGTCTTTTTCTTTCGTGTCAGTGAAATACACTTCCAAGGTCATTTTTTGGGTATATCGTTTTAAGACGTTTTCAGCCCCTCTGACGACTTCTTGTTGATTTTGGGATAATTGCCCACCATCTAAGATTTCGCCCGTATCTGGGTCAAATTTTGCGGTCTCCGTTGATTTTGGCGCTTGCTCTTGTTGCTGAGCTAAAACTTCCTCACGTTCTCGTTCAGCTCGCTCTTGAGCCAATCTAACTTCTTCTTTTTGCTTTTCAAAAGCGTAGTCTGCCTTGATTTGTTCCAACACTTCAACCAAAGTCATGTCTTTCAACATACGAATATATGGCTGGTCTGTCATTCCGTACTCAGCACATAACCCTGAAATAGCTGACTTAGCCTTTTCAAATTCTTGCTGTTTCTGAAACTCAAATGTGACCATGTCATCAAGTGACTTCATAGTGGCTTTTTTAAGCGTCACGCCGTCTGCCATGAAATCGCCAACCTTGACATACTCAAGGGCTTTCTCGTCAAATAGACGAGGATCAAGCATGTATTCTGAAGCCTTATTTGTAATGTAACCCTTAACAGTATCCAGTCTGAGTGCTTTCTGATGGTCTTCAAACTCTTTGACATCTTTCGCAATCTTTTTGATAACACCGTCCAACGGTTCAACCTGCTCTGTGATGTATTCGTTAAAATCATCAGCAGTTTTTGACAAAACCTTTTTGATTTTGATACGCTCATCAGATATCTGCTTGAATAGTTTTCTGAGATTAGTTAATACCTGCTTATCGTCCTTGATTGTCGAAGCGGTAACTGTATAATTCTGGTACTTCGTTACCACCTCTTTAATGTTTTGTTCAAACAACTCACGGTCTAAAATTTCAACCTCTGCCTGAGTGACACTTACTTGTAATTCTTGCATGTTAGTACTCCATTTCTTCTAAGAGTTCGCCTTGTAACGGTTCGCTCTGGATCGACTCCTCAACTTGAGTAGGTTTAGGAACTGGGTGATTCGCCTCTTGTACTTTGTTGAATTGTTCAATCTGAGCCATCTTGCGTGCTACGACATCCTCTCGACTTTCGTGAGGTGTGACATCTTTGATACGGTCAAATGTTTCTCCACCGTCATCCTCTGTGTACATATTGCCTAAGTCCTCAGGGAAAGCCTCTCTAAGAGCATTTACCAGAGCTGTCTTTCTAATCATAGTAGCTGGCATAGAGTTCCAGGTGCTTTGTTTCTTGTCATATTCCTCACGGCTAACAAATATTTCCACAGGTACCTTGAAATTTTTACGGTACACTCTTGCCCATCCTCCTATCAGTGTGTCCCCTGGTAACATGATTGCTCCTTTGCGTTCGTGCATAATACCCTCGCCGTCAACTGCCACTACTCCAGCCTCAAAGCCCTCATAGTCTTTACACTGAGCGGCACGTTTCAAAAAAGCCTCTTTGGAGACAATCAAACTGAACTCTGTGCCTCCATTACGATTTTTGTAAGCCACAATGTAGACCTCGTTAGCAAATGGGTTAAGATTGCGACCTTTACATAAGGCTAGAGCCTGACCTATTTGTTTTTCAGTCAACAGGTTTTGTGGGTCAAAATACTTTTTGATGTCTGCCCCAGTCAATGAACTTGGGTCAGTAGTAATGTCACGTTTTGTCCGCGTTGCTAATTGATTATTAGTCATTTCTTTCTACCTTTCGTCTTCTTCAAATTCCAATTTTCACGCTTTAAGTGTCGATTTTCGTTTTGCAATTTCAAAATAATATTTTGTTGTTCGTTGATAATTTCTCCGAGTTCTCGGCCAAGATGAATATATTCAGCCCGCCAGTTGTCAATCTCTTCGTGTAGTTCCTGAATCATATCTCATCACCCACATATCGATACTGCCCACATCCAACATAGATGTACTGGCTTGGGTCAAGTTCTTCTCGTTCTTCAGGCGGTTGCATCATATCTCTGTCATAATCAAACATGAGCATACACCTTTCCAAGTTCCAGCACTCGCTTCACATATCTGGCCTTGGATGTTAGTCCAAGATCCAGCAATTCGTTTTTTTCTTCATGATTGGCCAAAAGCCACACACGGTTTTCAAGTTCAATTCTGGTCATTAGCGTCTCCTTTGATCTACCCCAAATACTTTGCATAACGTGATCTTCGTGGTTCTGGCAAGGCTAATGGCTCAGGACGCAGACCAACGGGCGGTTCATTGTCGTAGGTGAATCCCTTGAACTCCCGGCGGATGTTCTTGCGGATTTGTTCTCTTTCAATCTCACGACCGATTTCAACGGCTTCGTTAAATGCTTGGACAATCTTCGTATCACGCTCTTCTTGCAAACGTCTTTCTTCCTCTTCCTGTTTCTCCAACTGATGAACTAGGATTCCTGCGCTAATAAATCCCAAAATCACTGCGCCAGTTCCTAAAAGCTGGTTGATTAATGGCGGTTCAAACATTTTTATACTCCTAACATTTTTTCTTTTTTCATATTCTCAAGCATTTCTGATAAAGTTTCTTTCTTCGTACGATAGCGATTACGACTTTTCCATTTGACGAACATGCGAAATCCTTCGTAATCGATAAATACAATCTTATGAGTTGGGTTATCGATGAACTGCTTAAAATCAGGATGTTCTCGCATTTCACCCGCCCAGACTTTTGCAGTCCCTGGAGTCAACCCTTCCCACCTCTGACAAAGATGTTTGTAATCACCATGCGTGGCTTTCTCGTCCACATCAACTGGCTTATAAGTAATTTCTGTTTTAGGCATGGCAATTTCCTCTCTTTCTTAATTATCTTCATCCTGTTTAGGCAAACTAGGGATTGTTAATGATCCTTTTCTGTTGATGAAGTATTGAATTAAAGAAGGATGATCATCACTCCATCTTCCGTTGTATAGCTCTAAAAAAGTTAATAGCAATTTTTTCTTTGCAAATCCTTCGATATCTTCTGACGTCAAATCCGATTTTTTCAATTGTGTCAACATTCTATTTTCGTCAAAAACAGATGTTGTGTACAAAGTCCATAAAACAGATTGTAAAAATGGTTTGTTAGGTAGTTTTGTTTCGTTTAAAACACGTTCGTAGAACTTACAAAATTCTCTTAACTGTTTTTCGTTTGAAAATACATAATCGCCTTTTTTTAATTTTTTGACTACGTGTGCTGCCGTACCATCACGTCTTCCTGAACCAGCTACGATTACCATCTTGTCACTAAGCAATTCGTTCTCGTCTAAAAATTTAGCTAATTTAACAAATTCAGGATCTCCCTCTAAAGCAAACGAATACACATAATCTTGTAATGCCCAGTTGACAGCTGATGTATTCATCGAAATTACTGTCTTGAAATTAGCGGTTGGATCAATTATGTAGCGCACTGGTTTTCTATGTTTTCTCAAGTAATAAAGACGATGTTGCCCGTCGATAACTTCCATTTTTTCATTTACCAAAATCGGCTGACGTTGACCTTCAGAAAGTAGTTCCTCTTCTAATTTAGGATTTTCTGTTATTTTTCTATTACTAATTTTGCGAAACATATCATATTCAGTAGTTGTTAAAATTTCATTTGTATTTAAGTTCATATTCATGTTATAATCCTCTTGTAAAGTTTTTTAGTATGCGCCTGATTGCCGTCAGGTGCTTTTTTGTATTTATTTTTTCTACCCTCTCTTTTATTTAGAGAAATAGGACTTGTTGTCTTTTAATATTTATTGTTAGTTAGTATTTATTGTTAGTTAGTATTTATTAGTGCCTAAATTTTCTGATTTGTAAAATACAGATTTGTAAAATACAGATTTGTAAAAATCGGAAATGTAAATTCTAACCTGTGGATAACTTAGATATACTTTCATTCAATCTCTGTTTCATGATTTCAAATTGAAAATCGGATATTTTTACATCTGAGAAAAATCTGAAAACACGAACTCCTTTACCGCGTCCCATGCCTTTTTTAACAATTCGTAGGTAGCCATTTTTTTCTAATATTTTGAAGTAGCTATCAACTGTGTCTCGACTAACACCTTTTCGTTTAGCTATCTCATCTGGATAGACTTGCCAGTTTGGGTGATTAGCCAGCACCACCATCATGATACCAACAGCTGTAAAATCCATCGCAGGATCGTTGATAAAGCTATTACTAACAGCAGTATAATTTTCAGTCGCATTCTTGAAAGATAAATTGACAATCTAAATTTTTAAAGTCTGTCATACGCTCTCCTTTCTCTTTAATCTCATATTGAGATATTTTATTTTAAAAAAATAATTCACTCTCTGATTTGTGAAAATAATTAGAAATAATAGATATCTCATAATCATGGAATGGAGCTTTGCCATTTTCTTTTAATTCATATTGTCTGCGATTTTTCAAACCAATTAAATCTGCCATAAAAACTGTCGTAAGTTCATGCTTCTTTCTCTCTTTTCTAAGCTTTATTTTCGGCTTCAACTCTTGCTTTTTTAACTTTTGTTTTTTTGTAAGTTCCTGCACGCACTCACCCCCTTGTTTTACTTTCCAGCGCCCTGAGTTCAATCTCATGGCTGACTTGTTCCAATAGCTTCTCACATGCTATTTTAGCTTCTCTGTACGTTGTAGATTCGCTGATGAAATAATCAGCTAGTTCAATGATTTTATCTTCCATGACTTTCTCCCAAAATCGGTCTTAAGGCCGATGTAACCCCTCCAAAAATGATATATATTTATATTATCCTTAACAAGAAAGGAGCTGATGCAAATTGGCAAAATTTTTGAAGGGGACTGTGTCTCAGTGAACTTCTGGATTCATTTTGTATGTTAATTTTTCCCTATCGAAACTTGGCTAGCAGATTTCGATAGGGAGAGTTAGCTTTTTCAGGGCGTCTTAGCTAGACGACAAAAAAGTTTAAACAAGCTGTCACTTCTAAAGTCGCGAAAAAGCTAGACTCTAAAATCGAGAATCAGAGTTTATTTCAACTACAGTGCTGGGGACGATACCAGCGAAGTGTTGTTGACTACTGCTATTAGTTTGAGCAGAACAATTTCCGTAGCGTACTTCAGATAGCAGCTGGAGTGCGTTTTTTATTTGTCTACTGAACGAATATAGCCTTAGTCTCATTTCCTCACCCCCTTTCAAATGTGGTATAATCAAAATAAAACGATTGGAGAAAAAATATGTCATTTGATCTTTCTAAATTAAGCCTAGGCAGTCGCTTCGCAGGCAATTCAAAAGCATTTCAATGTCCTGTATGTTCAGGTTTCTCTTCCCATTTATGGACTTATAATCCTATTGATATCAATAGAGATTACAAAGAATCTATCAAATTTATTATAATTGCACAATGTCAGGCTTGTAATCAATTTTCTATTTGGATAACAAATGAAATCCAAATAACGTATGGCTCCAGGATAGTATTAAACACAAGCGATGCAACGTCGACATTAATTTTCCCAAATGTTGCCGAAGGAGTACCTAAACCTAATAATGATATGCCTGATGATGTGAAAGAAATCTATATTGAAGCTGGAGAAGTTCTAAATATATCGCCTAGAGCTTCTGCAGCTCTATCCCGTCTAGCTATTGAAAAGCTTGTTACTCATTTAAACGCACAAGGTAAAGATTTAAATACCCAAATTGGAAGTCTTGTCTCTAAAGGAATGCCAATAGAAATCCAACAAATGCTAGACAGTGTTAGAGTAATAGGGAATAATGCTGTACATCCAGGTCAAATAGACATAAAAGATAACAAAGAGTTAGCTTTATCATTGTTAAGTTTTATCAACTTGATTGTAGATAATCGAATCACACAACCTAAAAAAATTCTAGACATATATAACCTATTACCTGATTCCTACCGAAATTCTATCGAAAGAAGAGATAATTAATCTTTCTCAAAGATTAATACATTTTCTTTGTCCCAATACTGAGTTACAACTCTAATCGGATCATCTTCTGTTCCTTTCCCCCTTTTAAATGTAACTTTTATTAGTTCAACAATTTCAACACTTTCCATTTTTCTACTCCTTCCCTTGTTTATCACATCGGCACTTCACTATATGACGAATAGTAAAAGATACAATCACAAATCCTGCTAGGATTATCAATCCAACATTTTCATCCATTGCTTTTCACGGCAAATGATGGTACACTATCAAGTAGAGGTTGGGGCATCGCCCCTTTCTCTACTTTTTGTTTTGAAGTCTACGTTTGTGTTCTAAGATTTGTTTTTGCCACAAACGAGCTTCTCTGACTAAGCCTAGTACCAAAATGACGGTTGCAGTGTCCTTGGTTGCTAGGCTTTTTATGATATGTTCCATCATTTGCCTTACCTCCTTTTCCTTAAGCTTGATTTAATTATATCTCAAATCGAGATATTTGTCAATAATTTTTTATCACTTTTTGAGATTTTTTTATTTATTTTTTTGTCACGTTAGTATATAATAAGAAATGAAAGGAGTTGTTTAATATGAATATACTAGGTAGCTCAATTAAAGAAGTAAGAAAATCCAAGAAATTAACTCAAAAAAAACTTGCCGAGCTGACAGGTTTTAAACAAAATACAATTTCTAACCATGAAAACGGAAATAGACAGTTAGATGAAAAGGATATTAGAATATACGCTCAAGCTTTAGAAGTTTCTCCTCAATATCTATTTGACCTAGCCAAACCTTCATCTATTGATACTTCCCCTACCACTTCCAAAATCCAATCCATATACGACCAACTAGCACCGACTAGACAAGGCAAAGTCCTAACGTATGCCGAGAGGCAACTGAATGAGCAGAAAAATGAAGAGGAAACGAAGATAAACGAAGTATCGGAAAACATCATCAGACTGGACGACTACAGACAGACTACTTACCGACGTGTTACTGGGGTTGTCTCTGCTGGTAGTGGCTCGATGCAGGACGACGATTTAGATATGGAGGTTTCATTCTATGAGGATGAAATCCCAGACAACTACGACGCTATCGCTTATGTCGTCGGCAACTCTATGGAGCCAAAGATAAAAAATGGCGACTATCTTTTTATAAAGAATACACCTCAAGTTGATTTTAATACCATCGGCATCTTCCAAGTAGATGGCGCTAACTATGTCAAGAAACTGCGTCAGGGATATCTTGAAAGCTTGAATCCAGATTATGAAGATATACATCTAGATGAAAGCAACGATATCCGCATTATTGGAGAAGTCGTAAGCATTTATAGAGAGAAATAAAATGTAATCTTATTTTAAGGAGTTTATTATGAAAGAACGCATTCCACTACGTTATCAACCTTGGTTTATTGCTATATTGCTGTTAGCATGGCCTGTGACGATGTTCATATCAACCTTATTGGGTCTGCTATTTATTTACAAAAGATCTAAGAAATACAATTTAATATCAAAAGAGAAGTTCAATGAGCTTTCTCAATATGAAGTTATACTTGATAGTAAGAAAGAAGCAGATTTTATTTTAACGAAAGCAAATAATGAAGCGGAAATAATTTTGAAATTAGCTAAGGAAAAAGCAGATGACATTATTTCTCAAGCCAATAAAGAGATAGATTTATTTGAAAACATAGATAAAGCAGATGATATTCTTATAGAAGCACAAAATCAAGCTGAGGAAATTCTGGAGAATGCCAAACAAGAAGCTGAAGAAATCAAAGAGAATGCTCTTCAAGAGAAGTATTCCCTAAAAGCGTCTCTGAAAGAATTAAATAGGAAAGTAGAAAAACTTAAACAAGAAGAAAAAACTTATGAAGCGATATTGAAAGAAAAATCTAATGTCGTTATCGCTCATGAAACGACTGTAGACTTTACTGACAATATTACTTCTAATGAGTTAAAAAACACATTATCTATTCTTCAAATAAAAGAAAAGGAATTGATTGCAGACGGAAAAGCTTGTCGCTCCACTTCTTATGATGATTACAAGAAACGTGAAAAACAATCTAAAAAATTGTTGCGTGCATTTAATGCTGAAACAGATTACTACTTGACTAATGTAAGAATGAACAATGTTGATACTTACCGCAACAAAATCACTAATACATTCTCAACGTTAAATAGATTATTCTCTATCGATAATGTTCAAGTCACAAAAGAATTACTAAATATAAAATTAGAAAAGCTAGATGCAACATATAAATACTATTATGTTCTCGAGCAAGAACGTGAATTATTGAAAGCTAAAAAAGAGGAAATGAGAGAACAACAACGGGTAGAGAAAGAACTTCAAATTCAAAAAGATAAAATCCTCAAAGAGGAAAACCAATTCAGAAATGAAGTTGTTAAACTCATGAAGTATCTAGAATCATCTAATACAGATATCGAGAAAGAACTTTATGCAGATAAGATTAAAGAACTAGAAGATAAAATCAAAGAATTGGAAAAAGACAAAAAAGATGTTGAGAATCGAGAAACAAATACTCGTGCTGGATTCGTCTACATCATCTCTAATATTGGCTCTTTCGGAGAAAATGTTTATAAAATTGGTATGACAAGACGTCTTGAACCAATGGATCGTATCTCTGAATTGAGCAGCGCTTCTGTTCCATTCCCGTTTGACGTACACGCTCTAATTTTCAGCGAAGATGCTCCTGCTCTTGAAACAACTTTACACAACTATTTTAGAAAACAAGAAGTCAACAAAGTAAATTCTCGCAAAGAGTTCTTCAGAGTAAACTTAGAAGAAATCAAAGATTTAGTACACAAAGAATTTAACAATACGGTACATTTTACCGATGTTGCTGTTGCTGAACAATATAGAGAAACTCTACGAATCGAATCTACACTCGCTTAAAAAGGAGAATACCCATGAAAAAACTACTAACAACATCAGCTATCTTGCTTAGTGCTACAGTTCTAGTAGCATGTTCTAATAACCAATCAGCTACCAAAGATAGCTCGGAGCAACCAAAAACGGAGCAAACTAAAGTAAATGACAAACCTGCTTCTAAAAAGCCTACTAGCTTAGACGATTTTAAAAAAGCGCTAGAAAGCAATGGCTTCACTATCAAAGAAGAAATCTCAAAAGAAGCTAGTCTTATTCAAGCCGAATCAGGGAAAGGGTTCATCTTAGAAGATGATACTGCTGTAGAGGTTTACGAATATTACGATAAAAACCCAATGTTTAAAGAAGCTAAGAAAGAAAAAGAGTTAATCAGACACCCTGCTTATATCTACGGAAATTATGTTGTTTTAGTGCTTAATGCTACAGACTCAAAAGATAAGATTTTAGAGAGCTTCAAAGGATTTGAGTAGATTGTTGACAGTATTTATAAAATGAACTATAATTAAGTTACTTAGAGGCAAGCCCTCATAATTTTAAACTTTGCACCTTAGCGTGCCAGGGGAAGTAACTTAACTGTTGCTTCCCTTTTTTAAAAATAAAAAATCCCCACGCTCTCAAAACTTTGGCGAGTCTGAGCGTGAGGATGTACTGTATAAGGAAACGACCATTAAAAAGGTAGTTTTCTTATACTCTATTCTATCAAGAAATGAGGTGAAAATCAATGTGGATGGAAGAACTTCCCAACGGAAAATATAAATTCTTTGAACGATACAGAGACCCGTATACCGAGAAATGGAAAAGGGTATCTGTCACTCTTGACTCTGGATCAAGCAGGGCAAAAAAAGAAGCTCAAAAACAACTGGATGAGAAGATAGTAGAAAAACTACAAAGTCTTACTACCACAGATATGCTTTTTACAGACGTACTAAGTGATTGGTGGGAACTTCATAAAAAGTCAATCAAGCCTTCTACCATAAAGACCATGGTCTATGCTGTAGATGAAGTAAAAGAGACTTTTGCGCCTGACGTGAAAATAAAAAACATCACTGCGAAGTACACTCAACAGTACTTTACTGACTCGGAAGAAAATCATATCAAACTCAAAAAGCAAAAGTCAGTACTAAGCATGGTCTTTAAATATGCGCTTGATATGGAACTGGTAGATAGCAATCCTATCCAGCGTGTGAGACTTCCTAAAAAGGTTGTCGCATATGAAAATATGGAAAAGATTGAAGATAAGTTCCTTGAGCAAAGCGAATTAAAAAGGCTTTTAAAAGCTATGAAAAGCTATAATCGGGGCTATCACGTCGCTCGTATGGCTGAGTTTATGGCTTTAAATGGTTGCCGAGTCGGCGAAGCTGGTGCGCTTAAATTTGAAAACTACGATAAGAAAAACCGTACTATCACTATCAACGGGACTTTAGACCCAACCCGTAAAGGTTCAGAGGGTGTTAAAACCACACCTAAGACCTTATCATCTATCAGAGTAGTTGACCTAACAAAAAAAGAAATTGAAATCATTGAAGAATTCATAGAGTTACATAAACTAAGAAAGAATACAAACCCAAACTATAAAGATATGGGATTTATATTTGTATCAGCCAATGGAATTCCCATTCATAAATCAAGTATCGGCAAGCTCATGAAAAATGCAAACGCCACTTTAAAGAAGCCAATCAACAAACCACTTCACCCACATATACTACGTCATACACTAATCAGTACACTTGCTGAAAATAACATCCCTTTAAAAGCCATCACGCAAAGAGTTGGGCATAAAGATAACGGAAAGACCACAATGGAAATCTATACTCACGTCACAAAAAACATCAAGTCGAAAGTTGTTGATGTACTAGATAAAATTTATAAATAGTTTTGCCCCTTTTTTGCCCCCTGGCACATAAAAATAAAAACCGCTACTCCTAAGAATAGCGGTTTAATCATGTTTTTAAGCTACTAATGTAGTTGCTCTATTATTTAAGAGTAACTGAAGCTCCAGCTTCTTCCAATTTAGCTTTGATTTCTTCA